CTACCAGCAGACTGAGAAACTGAAGTAGTTCTATTTGTAGAACTGTCTGTACCATTAGGGTGAGAACCATTAGTAGTACCCACAAATAGTCTTACTGTGATACTACCACTTCTAGAGCTACTACTATTAGACTGAACACTATATGATATAGTTCCAGATCCACTTCTTGGATTACTAAAACTACCAGACTGTGCACTAGATATAGTTACCCAGCTTGGTTTTCCTGAAACATACCAAGTCGAGTATGTTCTATGTGTAACAGAAATACTACCACTACCACCACCGCTACCAAAAGAAGCAAAACCAGGTGTTGTGCTAACTGATGTTGGTGAGTGTTGGTACTTGTACCACTCACTAATAGCGTGAGGTGTAGAGTTATCAGGTTTGTTAGCATTTAAATTACTAATGTTTATAGTTTCGTACTGACCAGTAGCAGCATCTGCCAACGAAAAGTCGTCGTCATCATTATCTATTTCATCTCGTATGTCTTGCATACTTATTTGTCCGCTTGCTTGTATTGGCATTATGAATAATTTATTATTGGTATTCTATATTTATTTGAGTTGTAATATTTATTACTAGGTGGGTTTATATCTAACTCATGATACTCTACATTATCAAAACCTAAATCAGTTGGAGCGTTCCAATACGTGAACTTACACTTTGGTTTTCTAACAAGCTCTATATGAAAAGGTATTGAATGTAAAAAATCATCACCATACGTGTCTTGCAAAATAGCATCAAACTTATTTTCCATAAAAGGTATTTTATCTACCCACAAACCTTCTATAACAGTTACATTGCTTTTATTACTTGCCCAATCATTTAACTTAGGTATAATGTCTTTGTGACACTCTATAATTGTGTGAGATTTAGGTTTTCTACTCTGTATGGCATCAGATAATATACCCATACCAAATCCTAACTCTAATACATCATCTCCTTCACTCACACATAGTTCAGCCATTTTTTCCATAATAGGTTGCTCCCAACCCATCATTACTTCATACGTTTCGTTATTATACGGATTAACCCAGTATATTCCATTTTCATCAAATGTTAAATCAGATGCTCTATAGTTTTCGCAAAAGTTAGTCATTACAGTTACAGTTTTTACACTTATTACACTTTTTTAACTCGTCTATTTCAGCTTTTAATTCTTTTATAGCTTCAACTAATACAGGTACAATACCTTTATCTCTAAGAGATAACTTACCGTCGTCGTTTTCTTTTATTAACTCAGGTAAAACTTCTTGTACATCTTGAGCTATAAATCCTATATCTTCTTTTATTTCTAATATCGAATCACTTTCTTTCCAATCAAAAGTAACACCTTTTAAATTACATACTTTGTCTAAAGCATTGTCTATAGGTTTTATGTTTTCTTTTAATGATATGTCAGATGGTGAACCAAAACCAATAATATCTCCAGATGTAGTAAAAGTACCTGTGTTTGAGAAATGTCCTCTAATAGATCCATTAGTAGCAAATCTTATACCAAAGTAACCAGATAAAACTATACCACCACCTGTATCATTACCAGCGTTACTAATACCATAATGCGCTACATCATATCCACTAAAGCTAAAGTTATCAGAAACGTTAAATCCAATTTTGTAACCACCACCATTACTTGATGTATCTATTTCAGTACCGTTACACTCAAAACCATTTGATGTTGTAGAAAACTTCTTAGAGTTGTTGTGGTATATCTCTACATCAGCATCATCAAATATAATTATACCATGTTCAGTATCATGAGGTCTAATATATATATCGCCACCAACATCAGCATTAACATTATTTCTTATATAAAGATCACCTGTGTTGTTGTCTATATAACCGTGAGTACCAGTATGCTGTATCTTCATATCAGCATCGTTACCAAACCTAGCTTGTTTATTATCTTGCCACTCTGTGTGAGCACTTACATTATCGTTAGCATCACTTCTTATATATTTACTTTGAGTAGAAGAACTAGTTAAATAACCAGCACCATTAGCTAATTGATTGTTGTTTGTAGGTATAGTAGGCGTGTCAGTTAAATTTTCATAACTAATATCTATATTTGCAGAACCATCAAAGCTAGCGCCTGCGATCGTTCTTGCTGTAGTTAACGTGTCTGCATTAGGGTGATAACCATCATCAAATATTCTATATAAAGGTGTTTGTAAATGACCAGCTGAGTGTCTAGTTAATGTTGTGTCAGCTTGATCACCAATAGCAATACCACCAGTAGTATCAGTAGTATCAATATCAATATCATCT